ATCTCTTCAAAGGTAAATACCGACTTGATACATCGGCAGGTTACCACCTCACAGCTTTAACTAGGCTGCACTAATGAATATCCGCAATTTGATTTCCACATAAGTGTTCAACTTGCGCATTATCCACCACGCTGGGATCAACAAAATCCCAGGATTCTTGATCCATTCTGCCCTTCAGAGTTTGGATGCTCCCTTTTCCCCATGAAATTTGGTCGTGTAACCAGATTCCGATGATGTCGGCCCGAAACACTGTTTCGAACTTCGACCTCTTCATTGACATCCAAGACGTTGGTTGTAACTCTTGAGTCTTCGTTCTGCTGATCCTGTCCCACACTCTTTTGTTGTGCGTCCAGGCTCGATAGTCGATTTCTTTCAGAGGGATACCATTAACGATATCCATTCGCATCTTGGGATCATTGAAGTAGGCGTCCATCACGGTTAACCCATACACATCATCCCAATTGTTGTCTTCCACTTTCTTCCCCTCAATCTCCATCGGTTTTTCCGGTAGGATCTTGAGTGCGTAATTGTGCAAGTTCAATAATGTGGTTGATTTTGGCCGCATTGGTCGGAATGAAGATTCCTTCCAATTCATTTTCATCATGGTGACTTTCTTCCTCGAGTCCACTCTTCTTAGTTCACTTCTATACTCCCACTCTTTGAACTCATCACTTTTTTCTTCATGCTCCAGGTATGCAGGATTCACCCTTTCGTCATATGTAGGGAAGTTGGACACCTGTCCATCTTCCATCACATCGCACAAACCTAGTCCTCCTGTCCACTCAGGGAGAAACCAATCGAGCCCGGTCTTTTCCAGTTTCTCTTTATTAGTCTTAATAAAGAATTCCTGTAATTTTACCCTAAGTGCTCGAGGGCATAACAGTATCATTTCTCTGTTTCTTGCCCCGACGGAATCTGCACCGAACAACAAGTCTTGTACTTGTTCGTCTTTGTGCCCCGATTCCTGGCTTCTTACTGAACTCGTCGCTAATCCCATGCTGACGAATGGAACCTCCTTGAAGGTTTCCATGAACATTCGACTATTTAGTGTGACGAAACGTCTGTCAAAAAATACTTTTCCAACAGACGGGTTCAATCCACAAATTTTGGACATTCCTTCCCAATGCATCTTTCCTTCTTCTCCTGTCACGAATGCACAATCATCACCATTTACTGCAATTGGTGCCTCAGATATATGGAATATCTGGTCGCTGTCGACTTCGACGGCTCTCCTAGCGATTGTTGCGACGGCAATACAAAGTATAATGAATGACATTATTCCTCCCATCAGTTGGCCTTCCTTTTGAATTTTAAAGGATCCGTCTTCTGGGTTGGGAAGAAGATGTCTTGTCATGATCTTGTAGAACTGTTGCTCCTCACTCTTAGAGAGTTTAAGTGTCCTTACCATTTGATCGATAATGGTCTCCGACACCCAACTGTAGATTTGGTTTGTTGCATCCGAGTAGTCACCTGAGAGGAACTCTGTTCCGATCCCTCTTTCACCGATTACCTCCTTTAACTTTTCCCCTGTCACCGTTTGACCTATGAATGTGAAACATCGAAGTTTCCGCATTACGTCATGACAAAATTTTTGTAACGGTTTCATCAGAAAGTTAGCGTAGGCTGGTCCTTTGGTGATGACTCTGACTTTGTTTGCTTCCATAAGTGGCACGAATCCGACCTGTGCCTCTTCTTTGGTCGCTTCTTCCTCCACCAGATTTCTGAATCGGAAATATTGGTCCATCAATTTCGACGTATTTATATCGAATTTATGCCCAATTTTTTCAGTCAGATTTTCTGGTTCTTCCTGCATTGTGAATTTTAGTGATGTTGTTTTTTGCTTAAATACCCTCTTAACCAGATGTTCCAATTGACCCAGACCACCATATGTCTGTCGTGTTGACAAAAACACTGATTTTGTTGAAGGGATAAAAAACCTGAATCGGTCGGTAAAATCGAAGGTCTTGTGACCAAAAATTTCGATTACCGTTCTCCGCAATTCAAATTTCATTTCCTCCTGTCCGATTGGAAGGAATGATCCGGGACCACTCCATGGGGGCTGTAGGGGCTTCTTTGTAGTGAGTGTGTTGAAGGTTTTTAACACTGCAATATTTAATTCCGGTCTTGTAGGCCTTGAGAATGCCTGTTTTATCTGAATTATTGATTGCAACCAGCTTAGCCTGTCTGGCAGATTCCTCATGAGGAATTGTTTTGTCCACATCATCCATCTACCACCAAGTAAGACTCCAGGATTATCAATGACGATATCCTCTTTTAATTCACCGATTATTGTGAACGGAGCAGGTGGGAGCGGCTGATTGAGATGAAATGCCACATAGGCGGCTAATTTATATTTTGAGAGTTTTACGACCCGAGAGACCGGAGCTTTATGACGTTTGTCATCTTTTCCTGTCCACTCGGCATACTCCGTCGGAATGTGTGAAATTAAATCACACCAATGTAGAACCGACGGTGTATCATTATATGTATATGTTTTCGTGTCGAACCCATAGATGGTCCCTAATTCACGAAGCATACTGATGTTGTGTTTTACGTCCACTTCTTCTTGCTTTGTTGCGAGACGGAGACCGCTTTTGACTCTTGCGGATTTGGCAG